CAGACCTTATAAACACGCTGAGCTTAGTCAATCCTTTTATAAGCAGTATAACATATATTGACGAAGCATTTACAGTTTACTTATTTTTTATCTCGATAAGGTTGATAAATATACAATCTATTACAAGAATGCCGTAAATTCACTTCTATACGTCTTATATTTTAATCCTCTATCAAGTGCCGTTAGTCAGTAAGTTCTCTCTTACAGCTAATCCGTGCTATGCTGAAAATCGATAACATCACTGAAGGGGATCATGCTACAGAAATTTACTCGGATGTGGAAGCGTGGCGGCAAGTACACACGCGGCTGCATGGCGCTGTCCGCTGCCAGTGTATTGCTGATTATCTGCTCCATCTGTATCGTGTTCGGCCAGGCGGTTGGGATTGTGCCGGATTACCAAGCGACTCGAACCGTTGAAGCGGCTACCAAAGCAGCTAACAAACAAGCTGCTGCGACCGAACAAGTGGCAGGACATCAGACCTCAACGGCGTTCGCTGCCGAAACCGCTGTGATTCTGGCGCTGACACCATCTGCAACACCTACATCAACTTCTACTTCAACGATGACGTGGACGCCCAGCGCCACCCCGTCGCCAAGTAACACCCCTACAGCATCTCGAACCCCAATTCCCGCCACGCCCGCGCCACAGATTACCGAGCTGCCACGTACTACCTACTATGCAATCACCGGCGCAAACTTAAGAACCTGCCCACGTGTATCAGATACATGTGAGCCAGTCGCTCAACTGGCAGCCGGAGACAGGCTGGACGTGACTGGCGTGCTTGTGGGGGATGCTATATCTGGAAATGCCGTGTGGTATCAGGCACATTATAGCGGCCAGACGGTTTATGTTCACAGCTCGGTGCTCTCGAAAACGAAACCTGCCGCTCCTGCGCCGGTGGTGCAGTCGACCAGACCGCCGTCGCAGCCAGTGGTGCCCGCACCCGAGCAGCCGCAGTCTGGGGTTGCGTGCGGCGGAGCGTCGAGATGCACCGAGATGACATCCTGCGAGCAGGCGTATGCGTGTTTGCAGGCGGGGTACAGCGGGCTGGATCGGGATAAAGATGGGGTGCCGTGTGAGGATATTTGTCCAGGAGGATAACCATGTCAGAAGAAGAAAGCAATCTCCAAGCAGCCAGAGATGCCGTTAATGCAGCGGTGCCACCTATTGGTGGAATTCTTTTATTCGCAGGGGAAAACCTTCCTAAAGGCTGGCATTATTGCGATGGGGCTGTGCTTCGCCGAGAGAAGTATCCTCGGCTTTTTGAGGCGATTGGCACTAAATTCGGAGAGGGTGATGGCAGTACGACCTTCCCAATTCCACATCTCGCTGATCTGGCAGTGAATATTCGTTATATTATTCGCACAGATCCAGTGGAGTCGGATAAGCCCCAAGCGGGAAGCCGTATACTTGGCTTAGTCATGGGGGTACCAGGGCGTCGATGATGTAAATAGCCCGCCCCGGCGGTGCAGTAGACTAGGTCGTCATCCCAGCCAGTCGTTTCCTCACCCGTGCAGCCGTCGTCAGGAGGCGCGTGCGGTGGAGCATCGAAATGCAGCGAGATGACATCCTGCGAGCAGGCGTATGCGTGTTTGCAGGCGGGGTACAGCGGGCTGGATCGGGATAAAGATGGGGTGCCGTGCGAGGATATTTATCCAGGCGGGAACTAAAAGGATTTCTGCATGCCGATATCCTGGACTTCCAACGTAATTTAGCACCTGCATGGGTTCAAGTTGCGCTTCCCAATGTACGAAGGATAATCAAGTTTCAAGCTAATTGAATGCACAAAAGTCGTGCAGATTTTACACGACCTTTGACGGAGTTGTCTGGGAGGGTGATATGGCTGATAAGACGTTCCAACTTTCTATGTTTCCTAATCCAGCGGATGATCAGACTCCGCTACCGGAACTGATTATTAAGCAGTTGAATGGAACGATGGAATCCACCGATACGGTCGACGGGAAACGCCTTTACTGCATTCAAGATTGGGTCTTCTATGTATCTGGTTCACAGGCTAGAGACCGAAGTTCCGCTTGGCGCAATCTGAAAAGGGAATTGACCTCCAAGCGGATCAAGTATTCTTCAACTCCCATCCCCCGCCCGACATCACGTGGTTTTCAATCCGTGGAATTCACCGATGCCCAGGGCCTCTATCAAATCACGCAGCGGATGTCAGATCAGTCCGAAACAGTAATATGGGTAAAGAAATACCTCGCGAAGGCCGGCGTATTTGTCGATGAAGCAAGAATTAACCCTGAAGAAGCAATAACCGAACTTCAGGAATGGATGGATAAAAAAGAATACCGGCGGTTGATCGCGGAAGGATTCAGCGACAGCGAGGCTCGACAATGGTTAGAGCGTCGATCCCGTTCTAAGTCGTCTCGCAAACGACAGACAACTGAATGGAAGCGTCGCGGAGTTGATCGCGGCTGGGATTTCGGTCGTCTCACGAATGAGGTTAATACGATAGCCCTTGGTGATTCAGCGACTCAACAAAAACAAGATTACCAACTCAAAGATAAGGATACAGCCCGGAATTATTACAGTGCGGCTGAACTTGCGATGCTGGAAGTAACCGAGTCATTGTCAACAGGACTGCATGTGGCTCGTGACAGCCAGGGGGTAGATCAACTGTCTGAAGATATTCAGGATACAGAACCTATGATCAATCGAACAGTGGTGTATGCCAAATTTTCCCAAAAACGGCGAAGGTTACCGGCGGAAAAGAAGCCGTCACTGCCCGATAAGAAGATGTGATACGTTGCCCGCTTCGCGGGCTTTTTTATTGCAATCCCCGGCGGAATGCCTGCAAACACGACGTGACATCCGTCCACCGGGTGCCGCTTCCCACGGTTGTCCAGATGAAAAAGCCCTGCATCCAGGGCCGATCCTTATACACCTGCATTGTATAGTCCAATCCAGCAGCCATCTGCTCGCAGGTCCAGCGGTCCTCCCAACTCCCCGAATACCCATCGACATACCCCCATTCCGTGAGCCAGATGCCGCCTTTAAAGTCCGCCAGGCTAAAGCTGTGCGCCTGTCGAAGTAGGTTGTCAATCAGTACATCGCGCCCGGCCACCCATGAGTTGTTCACCCAGCTATCCGCCCTCAGCGGTACCCCCGGCGGCATATACCCCGGCTGGTGCAGCGCAATGCCGTGATAACGCGGCGTGCCGTCCGGCCAGGTGCCGCAGGGGTGGTCGTTGGACCAGCGCATGAAACGCAGAATATCACCCCAGTCGGCCAGGTCTGGGTTGCCCGGCGGAAAACTGTACGTCAGGATACATTTACCTTCCTGCCCGGCGCGTTCAGCCAGACCAATCATCATATCCGTAAACTGCGCGATTCCCCCTGGAGCGCCCACCTCATTGACCACTTCGTAATAATCAAACCCCTCCGGCCAGGAGGGGCGAATACAGTTATAGTACGCCTGGGGATCGGACCAGTGGGGGAGAATCGGGCCGTCACTCATACCTGTGCAGATGATCAGCGGGCGGTACACCGTAACCGTCTCCGTTTTGATGGATTTAAACTGCTGCGCCAGGTGCGCGGAATCCGTCAGTGTTTTGATCGCATCCCAGGCGCTGGCCGTATCGGCAATGGTGTCCCAGCGGCTGCCCACGAGCACATGCAACCCCACGAGCGGCGTCTTGACCACCGGCGACGGTGGTTCCAGTCCATCCGGCCAGCCGGTCACATCGACGCAGATCGCGGACTGCCCCTCAATGCCGTACGCCCACCAGGTTGTGCCCGACCGAATGGCTGACCAGCCGCGTGAATGATGCGCCCATAAATAACCCTCTGCTGTGTCCACCTCATCGATGTCGATCACCTCATTGGTGCTCAAATTACCTAAAATCGCACTTCCAATGGATGGGAGCGACCGAATGCGCACCGATTGTGCCGCTTTGACTGCGCAGGTTTTGGTCGGCCCATTGGTGACAGTCGGCAGAATAGTCACTTCCAGCGTCGGCGTCGGGCTTTCGGTTGGGATGGTAGTCGTGGTTGGGTGTGGCGTAGTGGTTGGAATTGCCGTCATAGTAACAGCAACTGTTGGTGTTGGAGTCGAGACCGGCGGGAGTGTCGCCGTGCGGGTGGGGTCAATCAGGTTAAAACGCACGGTGCGCCCGCCACCGATCTCGATCACAAACGTATCCGGTGTCACGGGAGTCCCGCCGCGCGGAATCACGTCGTATTCCTGGATGGGCACGTCGGCGAGCCGGGTGCCATTATCCCCTACCGTTGCGCAGCCGGTCAGAAAGGCGAGCAGCGCCACTATTATATAGAATAGTCGTCGCTTCATTTTGCGGTGACTCCAACCTCGCGCTGGCGAGTTGTGTCGCCATATCGCACTTTCCCCTGTTTTTTCTCCCCGACACACTTTTCAATGAGATAGATCAACAGTTTGGTATCCACGCGAATGCCCAAATCCTTCAGCCGCCGCGACGCCATATCTACCGCCGCCTTCAATTTTTCAGGGCCAACATCCTGAAGGTTGCTGTACAGCCATTCCGCCGTTTCAACCGCATCGATCACCGCATCCCAGATATGCTGCCACCGCTGGTTTACGGGCAGCTTGTCAATTTCCCGGCGCTTCAACTCCACCCGCAGCGCGCTTGCTGCCGTGAGTACCAGCAGCAGAATAACCATAAACCACACCACGAGTTGCAGCAGGATGTTAAACAGTTCCTTCATGTCCATCTTGGTTTCCCTCGGCGGCCACCGCCGCACTATCCTTCGTTTTAAGTTCTTCAGATTCAACCGCCGTTGCCAATTCACGCTCGCGCTGCACGGCCAGTAAACGGTCAAGCGTCTGAGAGAGTTCTTCCAGGCGCGCGGCCTGGGGAGCAAGTGCCGTTAACATCTCGTGGATTTCCGTTTGAATAAGCGGCATGAGTTTCAGGCGTGTTTCTTCCGGTACCGCCTGGATTTTGGCATTAAAGCGGTTCTCATAGTCGGCCAGTATTTGCTCAACCGCACTGCGGACAGTTTCCGGCAGCACCTGAATATCACGGTGGATGGTATCGATTTTTTTGTCGCGTTGTTCGGTGATGCGCTGCATCTCCGCCCGCGCCGCCCTAAAAAATTCGCCGTACTGCACCACAAACTGCTGGCCCAGGTCCGCGAACCCCAGCTTCATCTCTTTTTGCGTGTCGGTGATTGCTTTCTGCGCTTCGGTAATGGCTGCGAAGGTTTTGATCTGCTCCCCGCTCATCAACAGCATCTGCCGCATGAGTTCAATCATGACCCGGCGCTCATCGGCTGCCCGATCATCCTGTTGATCATCTCGTTCATCCTTGCGGACGAATCCGAGCACCAATGGTCGCAAAACAAACCAAACCAGAACCAGGGCGACCACTAGCGCCAGCGTAGCCACGCCATATTCAAAAACTTCCTTTGGTATTCCAAGATAGTCCACTTCCCCTGTCTCCTTCGGGGCCATATCGTTGTATACTGGAATTTAATCCACCTGCTGCGCGGCCCATGCGCAGCGGGTGGAGGTTCTACTGTGGTTGGAGATGTCCCCATCGCTCCGGGTACATGGCCCGCAGCGTGTTGATAATGTCCTGATAAATGCGCACGCTGTCCGTTTCCTCGGTGCAATAAAACGCCAGGTTGATCTGAAATTCCGTCGCCGGATCAACGAGGCGTATCCATTCCAGCGTGAAGCGGCTGATATAACTGATCGCGCTGGCCGCCCCGATAATGTCACTCGCCAGCACATCTTTGCTGGGGCCGATTACACCCCAGACAGAACACAGGTATTCGTCTGCCGCCTGTGCCTTTACCTTTATCACTGGTGTTGACCACATCATTAGCAGGATGACGATCAACAGCGCCGATACCCGTTTCATGTTCGACTCCTTTACCTGCTCAATAGCAGATCGCTCACGCGATCCATCGTATTAATAATCGCGGTCGCCAAATCTTCCTGGCCGCGCGGCACGTTTGAAATCTCCAGGCTGGTCTGTAAATCCCCCGTCCCCGATTCGGTCACACGGGTAATCCAAAATCCTTCGTTGCTCACGTTCAACCAGCTCACCTTATTACCATCGTCGTCCCAGACATAACCCTTGTAGGTCAGGTCAATGACCTGCCCCGGCAGCAGTGTCTGATACGCTTTGCGCAGCGTCAGACTGTAGGCCACCTGGCGCACGGCATAACGCGACAGGTAGGCCGCTGCTGCGTCATAAATGGCACTGGACGCGATAGCGATATCCCCCGCACTGTCACTCGCCGGGCGAATATTCACGCTGAATGTTCGTTCTTTTCGGCCATAACTGGCGATGCTGACATCGTCTTTGAGGTAATAAAGTGGAGCGCCATCCGGCCCCATCATGACATTGAGGTCGTATGGATCGCTGTGCCCGCTATCAAAGCAAAAAGCGAGCCAGCAGGCATCCGCTTGTTCTGCACTGTAAATGGTGGTTTCATCGCTGAGTAGCTGGAATCCGCCGTCCACCGCAAGGGATGACCAGGATGATCCATTGAAGGCTTTCATGTCTCCATTGGCATATCCTGCTCCCGAATCTTCATACCACGAGATGTAATTTTCTTCGGATGCGCTGCGGCTGGTACTGAGCCGCAGCGCATAATCTGTGCTGAGGTCAGGTGTCCAGGTGCCCGAAAAGGTTATTATTACCCATTCGTTCACGGTATCCACATCGGCTTCGCTGAATGTGGCCGTCATATTGGCATTGACCAGTGTCCCCGATGGATTTCCGCCGCTCACCGTCTCGATGCGCACCGTCCCCGTGCCCGCCGCGCTCCCCGTGCGCTTCAACGGGATACTGATACTTTTAACAGGTTCTGTGTCTGTCACCTGAAAAATCTGTGCGATCTCAGAATATCCGTCGTCATAGGTGGCGACTTCCATCATTTCCATTTCGCCAATGGCGATGTAGGTTGCATGCCCGTTGTTGGCAGTAATCACTAACCGATAGTAAGCGAATGAATAACTGTGCGCCGCAACATCATAGGTACGAGTTTCGCCTGAACTCCATCCGGTTTCGTTCGCGCGGGAGTCGAGCGTGACCTGTTCGCCGCCATATACCCCGGTAGCAGACCCTTGCAGTGTCCAGGTTTTCGGCATGCGCGTGCCGCCATCCGATGTTCGGCAGTAGAGTGTATAACGGCGAATGGTTTTATTGGCTGAAAATTGATATTGGAGCCACCCCGTCACGCTACCGCTCGCCGTAATCCAGGCTGTTGCGTTGTCATTGTCAAAAGCTTTAGCAGCCGTATAGGATGCGCCGTTGTCACTACTGGCACTGGCCGTGCCGCCGGTGCACTGGTCACTTCCATATGTGGCAATGGTTCGCCGCTTCAAATCTTTATAGGTATCCAGACCTGTGCTGAATTCAGCATCCACCAGATAGCCCAGATCACCGGTTTGTAACTCGAGTGGGCCGAAGCCGCCGCCATCGATGGCGACCAGAATGTAATTGTCATCATCCGGCGTTCCGTCGCCTTCCAGTTCGATCCACACCTTATCGGAATAGCTGATCAGATCATCGAAGATAAAAACAATCGGCGTATACGCGCTGTCACTGAGAATCGATCCGGGAATATCCTGCGAGACAGCCAGTTCGGTGCCGCCGGGGTTAGTGCCTTGTGTCGCCCGTGCGCGGTAGTTTTTGGTCGGGTTGCCCACCTTTTGGATGTACAACACAACATGTGAATACGGCGTCCCTAACACCCATCCAGAATTAATATTGACAGCCAGTTTTAAATGGGGGGTGAGTGGCGTGACGGTAACGGTGCATTGAATGTCACTGCTGGCATATTCCGTCCACTCACCATCCCCCACTCGAACCCAGCACGATCCACCGGAGTAGGTTGAACTGGCCGAGGCCTGCAAGCCATAGGCGTTGGTCTGTTCCTGCTCCTGCGTATCCCAGACAAGGGCATACTGGCCTGCAGGCAGCAGCGGGGCGTAATAGGTAAACGGCACGGTATTCGTCGCGCTGGCCGTGGGCATATAATTATTGGTGGTCACGTTAGCTTCTTGGATTACCCCGTCCGCAAAACGTTTGATTTGAACACTTGCCGCCCCCACCGGCGTGCCCGTATTCGCCGCGTGTCTGAAGGTCACATTATCCAGATAACCGGGGGTATTCAATGTGAATGTCTGGGCTACCTGAGTCCGCCGGTCCCCGCCAAACCCAAACACGCGCGTGTCTCCGCTGGCGGTAATCGTAATGGTTTCGCCCCCCATATCGGGACCCTCAAGCGGAATCCCGGTGTAAGCATTTTCGGGGCCGTAGATCGTATCAGCCAGGGATAACCCCCCGCGCTCGCCTTTTTCGATTCCTATTGGTGTGCCGCCCGAATTGGCTCCCACAGCCAGCAGCACATTGTATAAAGTTTCGCTGTCATAATTCAGCGTTAGCCGGTCCACCAGCGCAATATCGTCATTTTCCATCAGTTCGTCGGTGATCTGTGCGGGCGCTTGCAGCAGCCGTACCGGTGCCGCATCCCCCAGCGGCCCGAATTCAACAGCCTTGTCTCCCGTCCAGCGGAAGTGTAAATCGTAGCGTTTGCATAGCTCCTGGAGTGCCTTCAACACACTAGCGCCATCCATTCGCAGGAACACATCCACGGTAGGGACGGCGCTCGTATCCACCGTCCAGCCCTCAGCCAGACCCATCAGATCATTAATAACATTCGCCGCTGGAACGCCGTTGTAGGTTCGGTTCAGCCAGCAATTAACATCCTTTAACTCGCCAAGCTGATCCGGCCCATCGACCACCAACGTGGGCGGGGTCGTGGCGATGCTCAACCGCTGCTTTTGCTGAATGCCGATGCCCAGCAGCCGGATTGGGGATAGGGTGCGCCGCGTGACGATATAAATATAAAAGTCGCCGGTGAGCGCAGAGAAGGAGACTCCACTGTTGTTGCTGACCAAACGCGAGCCATCCAAATAGACGTCGTTGTTGGCATACCCCATCATCCAGTAGGCATTCAGCGACTGAGGTGTTGTTGGCCGCCAGGCTAAGCAGTACGGCCCCGGCTCAAAATCCACCGAGTCAGCCAGCGGCACCGCGTTCAGAGAGTTGTCTGCGGGGGTATACTCCCAGCTATCCAGCACCGCCCCCGCTACGCCACCGATGTACGGGCGCATTTCAATTGTTACCCCACCGCTGACCGCCCCTACATGTGCGCCGTGATATACGCCAATTTCAACCAGCTGCCGCGCACCCTCCAACACAAACGACTGCCCCAGCCAGTAATGCGTACCGCTGACGTTGCCGAGTGTGGTGAAATACCCACTGGAGGTCGCAAAATTGATGCGTTCGCCCGCCCGGCTAAACGGATGTTGCCCATAAACTTTGGTCCGTCGCTCGGCGGCAATGAGGTCATTCACCTGTTTGTCTCCCGGCGGCAGCCCCAGCGCCACCGATCCGGCCCCATCCAGCGCGCGAATCACCTGTACGCGCGAAATCTGGGTGATCGGCCCATCGCCCTGTAAAACCCCTGCCGGACTATAAACCTCGGCCCATACTCTCATGGATCGTCACCTACACATACGCCGGATAAAAAGCTAGCGTCACCGTCGCGGCGCTGCCCCCATTGCCAAAAATTACTTCGATGCTGTTATCACCCGCCGCCAGGCGGAACCAGGATGCATCGTCAAAATCAAAACTGCTGAGCGCCGACGCGCCATCATATAACACACGGTGCGCGCGAGTGTTGATCACCAGGCTCTTGTTGTTCGCAATCGTCCCCGTGTATCTGACCTCATCGACCACCACGCCGTTGACCTTGCGGCGGATGATGGGGTTGAGCGCCGTCTGCGCCGCGCCACAGGCAATCGTGATATTGCAGAGGGTCAGTGCAGTCCCGGCATTATTCACCGTCGCAGTGGTGAGTAATCCAGAGGCATTCACGGTGTCTGTATCTTCGGCTTCGTACCAAACCGGATTATTCACCTGGAAGGTGATGGTCAGCGGTTGCAGCATCAGGCCATTCTCTGCTCGCAGACTGCGCGGCAGCGCATTCAGGCGCGCCTTGCACCAGCGCGGGTTATAGGGTCCCAATGGCTGGTAGGTCAGCGTTTGTTTGCCAAGCGCGGCCAGCGCGGCCACCTCGTCAATCAAGCCCTGCATCTCCGCCATCGTGTTTGCTACCAGATTAAAGCCAAGCGACACGTTACCGATGGCTGCCGGGGCTGGGTCATTGCCGTAGGCATCATACCCACCCGACACGCCGAACATACGCTCCGTCTGGGGCACCAGGTCCGCGAAGTTCCACGAAATGGAATCAGGATTGGGAAACTCGTAGTCGTTAAACAGGACCGCAAAATCAGCCATCAACTTACCACTCCCCCGCCCTGGAACCGCTGCTGTAGGCTCAACTCGTCACGTAAAGATTCGCTCACCCCGCGCCCCCACTCGCGTCCATACTCGTGTGCGTTGGGGTTCTGGCGCATGGTTTCAGCATCAATCGGCACCGTCACATTGATATAATAGGTACCGCCGCCCATTCCACCGCCGCCCACTGGCACCGGCTGGGGCATCTCTGGGGTTAAGATGTTCAGCATCGAGTCGATAGAGGTGCGCAGCGGTCCCGTTTTTTCTAACCCTTGCTGCAAGCCCGCAATCAGCATCTCGCCGAAATAGGCATAGATGCGGGATGGTGAGCCAAGCCCAAGAAAATCTGCCACATCCCCGACAATTCCCCCGCTCAGTTTGTCTTCTAACCAGCCGGTGAAGCCGTCCCAGGCGTCATTAATCCCCTCTTTGATGCCATCAATTAAAGCGGTCCCGATGGATTTAATGCTGTCCCACACACCCGGAATCAGGGTGTTCGTGATGAAGTTGGCAATGGATGTGATCAACCCCTCCATTGCGCCAGGCACTTTATCGATGGTGTCGGCGGCGAACGAAATCAGCGCATCCACCACCCCAGGGATTTCAGCCGTAATCGCCGGGATAAAATCCGCGAGTATCCAGTTGATTAAATCCGCCGACAGGCCCGCCAGTGCCACCAGCAAGTCCACTGCCGCCGGGCCAACCCAATCCACAAACAGCGCCGCCCATTCCAAAAGCTGCACGGTAATATCGGGGATGACGCTGAGCACCCATTCCAGCATATCCGCCGATAAGCCCGGCAATGCCAGGAGCAGATCGGCGGCGGCGGGTGCAACCCAGTTAACAAATTCCTTGCCCCACTCGGTCAGTTTTTCGATGATGCCCGGAATCTGACCGATCACCCAGGTGATCAGGTCTGCCGCCAATTGCCCCAATTTTTCCAGCAGCGGTGGAATCTGCGGGGCAACCCATTCGACAAACGCCTTGCCCCATTCGAGCAGCTTGGCGATAACTTGTGGAACAGCCGCAGCAATCCATTCCAGGAGTGAACCCGCCAATTGCCCTAACTTGTCCAGCAGGGGCGGAATCTGCGGCCCGATCCAGTCAACAAATGTCTTGCCCCATTCGAGTAGCTGCGCGGCCACTTTAGGCGCGGTAGCGACAATCCAGGCGAATAAGGCTGCACCCAGCGTTTCCAGGGCGGTCAGCACACCTGGTGCAATCTCAATCAATTTGTCCACAATAGACCGGCTGAGATCCGCGAATCCGTTCACCAGTCCATCTAATGCGCCGCGCCAGTCCCCGTTTGCCAGCGGGATAAACACATTACGCAGACCATCCCCAATGGCCGTCGCCAGGGTGCCGTCCATCCCAAACGCGGTCAAAATTTGTTCGACCATACTGCCGCCGAACAAGGTGCGAACAACCTGTTCCAGACCGCCCTTTTCAAACTGGCTTTTCAGGACATTAAACGTGCGGCCAATCTGCGTAAATCCGCTGGTCAGCCGGTTGACCACCGGGGCCACAATATTCTGAATGCCTAAAAAGTTATTTTTCCAGGCCATGTACAGCCCGGTTCCGATAGTTATCAACAGTCCAATAGGGCTGGTCAATGCCCCGGCGAGGGCCATGACGACCTTCATAGCCGTGCCCGCGGCTACCATACCGCTGCTGAGTCCGGCCAATGCGCCGACGGCACTCCCTAGCTGTACGATCAACTCCGGGTTTTTAGCGACCCATTCTGTCATCGTCGTAATGACCGGGCGCGCATGGGATACCAGACTGGTCACAGCAGGCAGCAGCGCGGTTCCGACTTCGATCCGCAAGGCACTTAAGGACGATTTGAGCAGGTCCGTTTGAGCAGCTACGCTGCCCAACTGAATCTGCTGCGCCGCATCTGTTGCTCCATCCAGCGCACTGGTGTATTGAGTGCTAAATGCATCAAAGCCGCCGCCGGTCAGGGCAATGACACCATTCAGCGCTTCCACGCTGCCAATGGCCCCGGCCATGTTATTCTGGAATGTCGGGGATTTATCGATCAGCGCCTGGTACGCCCCCACGAGGCCCAACTGCTCAATCGCCGCTGTGCCGCTGGCGAACCCCACTTCCTGAAAGGCTTTTTTCAGTGCGACATTGGGGTTGAGTAGGGCGGTCATCATCGCCCGCAGTTGAGTTGCGGCTTGGCTTGCGCTGAAGCCTTTGGTGGTCAGAAAAGCCGTTGCCGCGCCCAGGTCCTCGAAGTCGATCTTGAGGCTGGACGCTAATCCGGCAACCTGGGGCAGCGCGGTGGCAAAATCCTCCATCGAACCCACGCCCATACCCACCGTGCGCGTGAGCACGTCACTGGCGTAACTCGCATCATCCGCTGCGAATGAATAGGAGTTCATGATGCTGATCAGCGCGCTGGTCGTGGTGCCCAGCGCCGCCGCGCCCGCCTCGGAGGTTTTAATTGAGGCTTGTAGAATAGCCATGTGCGAGTTGGCGTCTGCCACCCCGCCCACAATATCATAAAACGCTTCGGCGGCGGCCTGGGGTCCGGCGCGTGAATTGGCCCCGATAAGCAAAATATCATCCGACAGCGTTGTTACCTGGTCATCCGTCGCGCCCAGCACCGCCTGGACGTTCGTCATCGACTCCTGGAAGACTGACGCCTCGTTCGTCGCGCTGGTGAGCGCCGCCGTGACCGGAGCCAGGGCCAGGCCGAGCATGGCCCCGCCGCGGAGCAGGCCGCCCGCCACCTTATCAAAGGTCCCGGTAATTTTGCCGAGCACGCCCTCGACTACGCTGGACGCGTTATCGGTTCCCTTGATGATCAGTTCGATGACGTTGGTGTTCACGTTGTGCGCCTTTGCGCTTCCCTTTTTTAGGTTTTCGGCTGCCCTTGCGCAGCTCATCAACTTCGATTTCGACATTTCGCAGCGCCAGATGCAGGTTCACTGTGGCTGCGTCTTCCTGATCAAGCTCACTCGGACGGCAGTGATAAATGTCGCGGCATAAGATTAGATCGACCCACTCCTGCGGTGGCCCATCCCCGCCGCCCGTCCAGAGATAGGCGCGGAGCCGATCCTCTATTTTTTTTGGTCTGCCGGGCTGCCGTTCATCGCGTTGCCCAAAAAATTAATTTCCTGGGCTGTCAGCCGGTTCAGTACATCCGGGTCATCTTTGGGCAGTGGGAGCGGATTCCCGTCATCATCCACCCAATCCCAATCAAAGACGTGTTCGATCAGAAGTTGGTCGTTTTTGGCAACCTTCTCTTCTTCACTCATGCCATTCATTGACTTGCGCAGCAGCTTCGCTTCCCCATACAGCACGGCGCGCACTTTGACGAAGCTGCCCTCGCCCTGCACCTCATCCGACTTAACTGTGAAAATGGCCTGTCGTTTAGCCATTCGGCGTCCCTTTCTCCACACCAACCACACAATCCATACGAATAACAGAAGGAGCCATCCAACGGCGGATCGGTCCGTTATGATGATCAGCAAACCCGCCGTCATATGGGCTTGTTAAACCGAAATCGTGGCGTGGCTGACGGCCCCATTCGGCTTCAGCGTGGCCGTGCCCATCACCACCTCGTCCGCACCCGCATCAAATGGCATATTGAGGTCCGCCAGGACAAATTCTCCGGTGAACCGGTCACTGCCGACACTGGAGTCGGGCACGTCAAACTGGCAGCTGCGCGGGCTGTCATTGCCGCCGTGGTACCAGTCCTTCAACAGGTCGTAGGTTTCATCGGCGGTGGTGGAGCAGACAAACGTCAGGGCGATTTCGCAGTCCTTGCCGATCACCAGGCGGCCCTTCCACTGCGATCCGAAGGTGCGATATTCCCCCACGCCGTGCGGGAATTTGATTTCAAACTTATTGGCCGATCCGCTGATGTCGGTCAGCGTACCAGCGGCGTTGTCCGCTTTGATCACGCAATCAATAGCCGAAAAGGCAGTCGTCGTTTGCGTCATGAGATGTGCTCCTTATAGCCTAAATTCCAACGTGAACCGGACCCCGGCATATTTCGTTGCGTTTTCACCCTGTCCATATTCGAAGGTGACGCGCCGCCAGGTCCAGCGAAAGGTCTGAATGGCCTCTACCCCGAAAAAGGGCTTTTTCTGTTGTTCCTTCAGCATCCGGCGGATGCTGTCCAGCCCGCGTGTGAGCTGGGCCATATCCTCTCCCATGTGCGAGCGCTGGCGCGCGTAATAGTCGATGTGCAGCGATACCCCTTCCTGCTGCACGCCCATGCCAAAGGTTGTGCGGTCCGTCTGTGTTTTGGCGTCCGCGACGCCTTCTTCCGGGTAGACTTCCAGCACCCGGTCATCGTTGATCTCTTCCAGCAGGCTCTCGTTACCCGTCGCCCGCAGCACCTCTGGCGACTGCGCCAGGGTCGCCCGCACCGCTTCCACCAGGTCGTAAATCTCAAGCATTTTCGAGCCTCCATCCCTGCGGCGTCGGCCACAATACGCCCGGCGGATCGTCAGTGATATGCCCGCAGACCACGCTCAGATCAGCTTTCCGGCTGAAACCCAGCCGGTCACAATCCTGATCAAAATACCAATCGGCGCAGTGCCGCCCCCGCCGCTCGAAAACGACCTGCTCGAGCACGTGCCGCCGGAACAGCGTGCAGAAAAAGCCGCAGCCATGTACGTCGATCACCTGACCCCATAGTTGAGCCGTCAGCCCGGCCATATCTACCGTCGTGATATGGTCGTCCCCGTCGGCGGCCAGCACCGCGCTCCAGGCGTGCGGGGCATTACGCCACACCGTCAGGCCGTAGGCCACATCCACGTTGAGCGCTGCCAGTCGTTGGTAGGCATCCAGCGGCACCACCTGGTCGTCATCCACGAACATCAGCGCATCATACGACTCTGCCAGCGCGATCCGGCGTGCCTGTTCATACTTGCGCGTGCAGTTGTCATAACGGTGCGCCTGGGGATCATCCCCATCACGCAGGTACAGCACTTCGAGTCCGCTGAAAACGGCCATCCCCTCGATGCTGTTCAGCGCGGCAGGAAGCTGCTTGGAGTGCGCCACAGCGACCAGCGTTTTCATTTTTTGGCAATCCTCCCCACCACGTCTCCCAATTTGCGCTTAATGACCTCTTGATTCTTTTCGAAGGCCCGCTGCAAATAGCGGCGGCCCCGAATACCCCGCCGGGCAATCGCTCGCGCCACCACAAAGGCCGTTGTGCCATGCCGCCGCGCCCACGTTTCAAGCGCGGCAATCGGCGGCCAGAAGGGTTTGGTACCTGTTTCCATCGCCGCCGCCTGGCGCTTGTTGCTGCCCACCACACCGAGCACGCTGTTGCCATCCTGACGGAGATCGGGCGTGATACTGGCGCGCAGCCCGCCCATATCCACCGGGGCGTTCACCTTTGCGTCACGGGTGACAATCATCGTCGCGTCTCGCATCCCCTGCGCGAATTCCTCCCCGCGCAGGTCCGTAATAACCTGCTGCATCTTCTGCTTGGCTTCCGCCAGGCCGCGCACATCCATATCAACCGGCATGCCCTTGTCCTCTACACATCCTGCCTGCGCGCGCGCGCCGCCCGGCGCTGTTTGGACAGCATATCGGTATGCAGATCGTGAATGGCGCGCACCCATTCCTCGCCGTAGTTAAAACGGACAGCTTCGCCATGCCGATACGAAAACACAGCCTGTCCGTTCCAGAACGCCCGGCGACTGTGGAACTCAGATTCTTCCAAGCTCAAACGGGATGCGGATTCTTCTAGGTGTAGGTCGCTATCCTCATAGCGGTAGCCGTATTCAGCTGGTGTGGGTGGAAGCCACTCGCGCCCATTTGCGGACCTTTTGGTCTTTTGCGCTGGTACGAGTTCCCCATATTCACCCAATTCATGCGTGATATGCCCGATCCAGTCCGCAATAACGCCAGGCTGCGCCTTATACCACCGTTTGAACAACCAACGAGATAAACGACTGCGACTCATATTGCCTGCTTCACCCAATCGTGGGCCGTACCAAACGGCCACTCACCAGCATCATCTGCAAATCCGGGTCGAGCGCCTTTCGGTACAACAGCGTACCCCCCATTTCGGCACTGCCTGACGAATCAGCCCAGGCCGACTGGCCGCGCTTGAACCAGCGTGCTGCCTGGGTAATACATGCCTGTTTGATAACTGCCGGACACGTCGCGGCATAGCCCCATTTGGCCGTGATCCGTGCCGTCGGCACCCGCCCGTGCGGGATCACCGCATAACCACCGGTAGGATTAACCATAATCGCCTGATAGGGCAGCCGGTTGTAATTCGGGCGGTTGGGATCGCCGCTGAAGGCCAGCCAGTCATCCGTTGTCCAGGTTACATACGCGCTGTCGGTTGGGCTGGATTTGACTTCCACAAGCGTGATCTCCACGCATTCGTCAATCCACAGCACCGTAGAACCGTCCCCCGCAAACAGGCGCGCAGTGGCAGACGTGACCGCTACAAAACCGTCTGGCCGGTTGCAGAAGTTGTCAAGCGCTTCACTGGCTGCTTCCAACGCCATCGACAGCAGGGCATCGGACTCGGTGCTCTGCTTGTTCATCTGGCTGCGCAGTTCGGCAACTTCGGCGTAGGTCGTCATGCTAAGTCCTCGACGCGATATAACTTCTCGGTTTCCGGATCCGGCCAGAACACGTTGGGGCGCGGCGTCAGGCTCATATGCCCACACACGACACTCAGATCGCACACCTGCCGGAATCCCTGTTCCTGGGCATCCAGCGCCATCCACCAGTCCGCACATGCGGCACCGTCGCGGTAGAAATGTATGCGTTCCAGCACGTGCCGCTGCACCAGCGTGCAGCCGTGTCCTACACCCGCGACATCCACTACCGTGCCCCACGCCGCTCGCGCGACTTCAGGAATGTGACAGATGGAATACCCCGTGTTTTTCCAGAGCACCTTGTAGGCGCTCCACAGATGCGGTTGCCGTCGCCAGACATACAACCCATACGAGATGTCAGAGTCCGCTATGCTTAGTTTGCGTAAGGCATCCGGCGGCATCAGCATGTCGTATTCGGCAAACCAGATGGCGTCATACCCGCCATCAAGGGCAAACTGCCGTGCCGCCTCATACTTCACCGTGACCCGGTCATAACGCGTCTGGCCGCGCAGCTTCTCTCCCCCCGACTGCACAAAATGATCCAGTTGGCCGTCCCAATCCTGATTAAGAATCGACTGGAAGGCTTGTGGAAACCATTGGGTTTGCCCCAGCAGCCGGGGCATAGGCGTCACGACCAGCACGCGCATATGGGTTGCTCCTGCGGCTCTATGTGCCGCTGTTTTTGATTTCGTCCACCGAGGCGAGATCGAAGTCCGACGCCGGGTGGTAACGGCCCTTGCCCAGTGCAACAACGGCCACGTCACAGGCCGCTGCGCCAACGGTCAGTTTGCCGCGCACATAGCGGTAGCCCGACTTGGACAGTTCAGCATCACGCACGGTGATAATCACCTGTTTGTCATCATCCGTGCCCGCTTTGGTGAGCTGCGTGATACTGCGGATGGTCGCCGGGCTGCTCATGTTCGAGGCAGCGGAGGCTTCAATACTGAAATCCACGGTCGCGCTCGCGCCGAGTTCGCCTGCCTGCACCAGGAACGCCACTTCCGTCCAGTAGTGCATATCGATGATGTCGGTGCCGTCGGTCCCCGTGCCCATCGCGTCCGGGTCAATCGTGCCCAACACCGCCCATTCTTCGGAAAAACGCTCAGTCATCGTTAACTCACTTTCTCTCTACTGCTGCCGATCCGGGGCGGGAGATCTGTTGCCCGCGCCCGGATCATCATGGTTTAAGCGACGGCCTTACGCGGCCACCACAACGAACGGTGAAACCTGGGTGCTGCCATCCTGCAAGGTCAGCGGTGCTTCCAGCCAGGGCTGCCCGGCCACGCGGTGACGAAGCTTCCAGGACGTTTTATCCTCGGCCCACTTTTCGTAGTTGGTCGATTCGACGGTGGGAGCCTGACGATCCCCGACAAGATAGTAACTGAAGTCGTACAGCCCGATGTCGCCCTTCGTGCCCAGGGCCGGAACCTTCTCCGTAAAGACGATGGGGCGTCCAAGCAGGGTATCCGGCACACCTGCAGTAGCATTGCCCCACAGGTACACTGGATGGCCGCTGGGGCCTTCCATTAGCATCAATTCGGACAGTACGCCCGTGTTGGCAACCCAAATCAGGTTGTCCGACATCAGCGCGGCGGCCAGCATATTGACCAGATCGGTGTATTTGACATGGGAGGTGGTAGCACGACTCACGGCCTTCGTGCAGGGCGACCCAATCACGCCCAGGGGTTTACCCACGCCGTTGCCGTTCAAAAATGCGTAGTCTTCCATCCACACCGCCCCGCCGGCGAACCCGCGCGGGCTTTGCAGGAAGGCCTCAAGCGACACCGCCGCGTCGTCCATCAGTTCCTCGGAACTGCGAGTCAATGCGGTCAGCTTGCGAGCGGTCAGTTCCACTTCTTTGAACTTCAAGTCTGAGGAAGTGATTTCACTCGCCTCGTCTTCCCAGTAGAAAACCATGCCCCCGAACCAGTGTGGCTGTCCGGCGGTTGTGCTGGTCTGCTCCCCTCCTGGCACCTTGATCGAGCGGCGGCGCATGGGGAGAAGCGTGGGGCGGTGGCTGCGCACGATACCCGTTTCAGCCAGTACACCGTAAATTTCGGTCACGAATTCTTCAGGAATGAGATATCCCCCGGCTTCCCCGCTATTACCACTCATGTCCTTGGTGCGCGTGAAATTCTGCGATTCCTCATGATCCACAAACCGCTGGAGCCGCGGATCGCGTTCCTTGCGGTTGGTGGCCTCGACGGCAGTTAAAAACTCGCCCCAGAATTTCCAGCGTTGGCCTGGAGTGAGCGGCGAACCCGACTTTTGTTCAACACGGGTCAGTTCATCCAACTGCCCTTGAGCCGTCTTGAGCAGTTCCGCGCCCTGCTCAACTTGTTTTTTCAGGTCCGAGGCTTCCGCCAGCAGGCCTTCGGCGATCTGTACCTCGCCCTTACCCAGGGCGTCTTTTGCCTGTTCAAATAGCAGCTTGGCCTTTTGCTGTTTCTCAAGCTGCGTCATTGGCATTCCCATGTGAGAGTTCCTCCAATTCGGCTAATCCAAGTTCGATGGCAACCTTCAATGCGCGTGGATCGGTGGGTGTCTCACTCGCCTGCGGCCCGGCCTCCTCCATTGTGGAGGCGGTGGGTGCAGTCTCAGCGGGGAGCGACCCGGCCTGGGGCTGTTCCGGTTGCGCGGGTTCGGACGCGGCCTTGTCCTCTTCTGAGGTATCCGCCGGTCTCGCTTCTTTCAAAACGTCATCCAGGGCGTCTTTCGCCTCCTGGATACGGGTGTAGTTACGTTCAGACAGGACGCGACCGGCCTTCATCTGGTCAGGCGCGTCTTTGCCGAAGAAAAACCAATCATCAAAGGAGACAATGGGGCGCAGGCTGACATCTTCCGGCATCCCCGTGCGAATCGTCTCACACGCGCTGTCGCACACGCCGAGCATCTGCTTGTATTCGTCGCCACTCAGATAGCCGTCCGCCAGGTACCCGTCCAGCTTACGATGCACGGTCTTTAGAATTTCAGCCATGAGCTGATCACCCAGGCGCTTCTGCGGGCCGTCCGGCGTGTATTCCTTCTGTTGCTCAGCCGGTAGATCGGCGGCGGGTTCGATAGAGGGTTCCGCGCTCACGTCGTCAGCGCTTTTAGCGTCCACCGTCCCCGTGACTGGGTTCATCCCCCACGCAACAACGGAGTATTCCCACAGCCGGATTTCGCGGATGTTGCGAACCGTGCGCGGTTTCCCATCTCCACCTGTGGCTTTCGAATAATCACTCTGGATGATGTCAAATCCGATGGAATATTCATCCACAAACCCGGCAGCAATCCGATCAAACACCCCCTTCGAAGTGGGATCGGTTAGTAAAAACTGTGTTTCGGTCAATAAGCCGCCTGTCGCTTCAGGGCTTCTCGTTTTTACCTTTTCAGGTAATTCGTCACGGCCCACTTCCCGCATGGACAGCGGCTTGCCAATCACATTCAGGACATCGCCGTTCCGATGTGAATTCAGAACGCGAATCCGCCCGAATCGCTCGTTCAGGGTTTTGACGCACGAACCGGGGTGAATAATGTCATCTCCATCGTCAATGTTGCCGAAGACAGAAACAATGGCCTTAACAATGCCCTGCGCTTCGTCCACAGAGACGACATCAAGTGGAAATGACTTATGGAGAATGCCGTCGGAAGTAGGTAATTGTCTGCTCATAATATCGCCTCTGTATGAATCTTTAGGACGTATACGCCAGCCCGGACTTGACAATCTTCACATGGAAGATGGTGGTGGACTTGGCATACCCCAGCAGAGTGCTGTAATCGCCGTTGCCCAGATCGCTGGCCAGCATCATGTCCCCGGCGCTGCTGTCACTGAGCACATACCACATGCCCTTCACCAGGCCGCTGGCAACCTCAATATCGCCATCAGTGACGATAACCAGTTCCTGCCCATCCCCGCTGGCGGTGACGGCGACTCCTTGCACATCGGCGTGGGCTGCCGTATCACCCTGCGCCTTCAGGTGCTTTTTGGTGGTGGTATCCTGGTAAACCCACTCCCCGATCACAATGGCTGCGCCGCCTTTTACCGTCTTTTTGGTGGCGTCAGCGTTCACGGTCAGCGTGGTGGGCAATGATACGTTTCCCATCCCGACTTACTCCTTTTGCTTGCGAGGGGATTTCCCTTGCGCGGTCTCTGGGGTGATCGCCGCATCCGGTTGGGGCGGCGCTAATTCCTCTTTGAGTTCATCCGGCCCGGTTATCGGGGTTACAGATGGACCAACGGTAGGTATTTCGGCTGGCGCGCTGGTCGGCACATACAGCCGCCGCGCCAGATACACAACAGCTTCATCCGCCGTCATGGCCTGGCCTGTGACGAAGTACATCAAAACGCGACCATCCCGCACAATACGGTGTGGCAGTCCGAGACGGGTATTTCCGTCCACCGCCAGCGCCACCGCCTCGGTATATTCCCCGCGCGCTGTGACGATCTCGAAATTTCCATCCACAAACTTCTGAACGTTGTACTGAGGCATAACTCACTCCTTCTCATCCACCGAGGGCGCGAAGGCACATCGGCAGTTCATGGCTTCATCGGCTGGCGCGCCGTTGCTCATATCCAGTGGATAGAGCATGTTGTAGCCGCCCACAATGAAAAATTCGTCAATCGGAATAGGACCCGGCGTGCCGCCCTGCCGGTACTGGAATCCGGCTGTTTTATGGCTGTCGCGCACCCGGTTATCCGGGGTGTGCAGCCACTCTTTTTTTTCGACGCCCCACCCTTTGCTTAGGTTGTAAATACCCGCATTTTCGGCGCGCATGGATTCCACGCGGGCAATGAGTTCCCGGCGGTATGGTGGCAGCCGGTCTTTGAACCAGGCGAAATCTTCCGGGCTGAGGTTGCCCTGCATCCACTGTTTGAACAGCGTGTCCAGGCGGTCCTCGTACTCCTTAATGGACCAGCCTTCGGCCAGCGCCTGCTCCACCATCGTATGGATCGCGTCACTGGTCGTGTCGTTGATCGGCTGAGCGAATACGAGGGTGTAATCCTGAAACCAGAGTTCACCTTGCAGATTGCGGACATCAAACTGAATGCCCAGTGCGGCGGCCCACTCCTCGCCGCCATCCACTATCACGCCCTCGATCAAGGGCACGAAGGCCTCGCGCCAGCGGTCCTCACCCTGCTTTTTCAGATAATCCCGCACATCCTGCTCAAACTTGCGCCAGTCGATACTGGCCTTGTTCTGCCGGGAAGCCTTCTGGTTTTCGTTCAGCAGCGCCAGAATCTCGCGCTGATCTAATTCAAATTGGTGTTCCGCCTCGGCCCCAAAGTCGTCTTCCCAACTCGTCGCGATGGAGTCCATCTTGGTCGCCATCTGGTCCGGGTCGTAACTCTTGAAGCGACGTGGACCGGCTGCGGCGCGTTGATCGGCGGTCGCATCGGCATTGTCTCCGACCTGGCTGCTGTCGGCGGCTGGCGCTTGGCCCACCGGCTGCCCGCTGATGTAACTAACAAGGGAGCCGGGGAAGGCCATCATGGGCAGCCCTACGGTTTTGCAGGCAATTTCAATCGGCACACCGGCGTTCCACAGGTCCAGCGCGGCGCGCGTGAGTTTGGGTATATCCTTGCGCAGCGCCGGAACGCGGCTGAGATCAAACATCACAAACGCGCCGTCATCCGACACGAGGTAATACTGGTATTCGTGTTCGAAGATCAGGAGGTCCGGCCAGAAGGTGTCTTCCCAAAACAGCTTCCGCGCCGCCTCAAAATTGGCGTAAGTGGCATGTTTCAGGCCAACGCGTGCTCCGATGAGAATCGGCGGCACACCGAGCGGCCCCAAGGTGCGGGTCTCATTCCGCTCATCGATGGACTCGAAGCCCATCTCATCGAACGTGGGCGAAATCCGTTGGTATTCCCCGAACTGGTCCAATATGCCGATCTCGTCCCAGTTTTCGACGCCGCCGTACTGCTGCTTCCACCGTTCTTTCAGCCGGGCAATCTGGGCATCGTCCAGCGGCATGTTGAGCTTCAAAATGCCCTGGAACATCGTGCCGCGTTCGAAAAACCGTTTCAGATACGCCGTGACGCTGTTATCAACGTCGATGGACTGCGCACTCGCTTTGAGCGGGGACAGTCCATCTCCCAATCCGCCGAGTTTGTCCCCCGGATTGGGGTTTTTCACGTGCATCATATCCGCCGGCAGAATCGGGATCGCGTCCTGGATATTGCCGCCTTCGGGGATATAAACATACCCCTTGATGCGGTTGCCTTTATCGGGGATGATCCGCATCCGGTCCGGGCGGAAGGTGTACATTGCCGTCGGCAACGCGTTTTCGTTCGGACGCTCCAAATAGATATAAACACTGCCCGCCAGGTTAAAAAAGACGGTATTCAGATCATGGAATTCATCCGCGCTCATGTCGGGGTTGGGACGCGCACAGAGCATCGCAAGCGGGTGGTCCCGCGGGGCTAGTTCCGGCGTATCAAGCGTGCCCACATACGCCCGCAGGGGAGCCGTGCGCGCCGCACGCACCTTGTACATGACGGCGCTGTTGACAATGGAATTTTGCTGGAAACCTTTGTTGATGTAGCTGTCCAGCCCGATCATGGACCACTGCGGCAGGCCATCATACCGATCCGGCCATAAACGCTGGCCGTTGCCCCCACGTGCCTTTGCCGTCGGCGTTTTGCCCCGCAGCCCGTTCCAGGCGGACGATAAGCGTGCTCGCACACTCATGCGAAGCCAACCCCCTTCGGCGTGGCCGCCGCTTCCAGCATCAGCATGTAACTGTCGGACAGGTCATCCATTTCCCCCTCCGGCGCGCTGAGCGTACTTTTTTCGATACTGGCAATTTGCAGCCGTGTTTCAAAACGATGAAGAATGGTGCCGCCGTGCATAAAAACCGATGCCCCATCATCGTATAACCGTACCTTGCCCTGGGGTGTGGTATGCCAGCCGGTTTTCCGGTCAAAGCCATCCAGCAGCCGCAGCCGGGATTGATTCTGCAAATACCCAATGACGGCATGGCCGTGATTGTTACGCTCCACCATCACCGCCGCCCGGTTATAGAACATCCCAAGCGCATCAATGTGCCTGGGGAAAGTCACTTTTGGCTCGAATTTCCCGGCCAGCGATGCAACCTCTTCTCCCGTATCCACCTCGCCCACCGTCAAGGCCGAGTCGTTGCTGGTGGGCAGCCCTTCCGCCGGGTCCACGCCAATGACATAACGTTTGCCAGGCTCCGGCAGTTTATAGATAATCAGGCCGGGGATAGCGGGCACATTTTCGGGAACCTCGGCGGATTCGCCCACCACCCACAGCGGAATCAGGGGGGCATAACACTGTTCCAGCCACAGCGGGGGAATTCGTTTATCCAGAGTGCGCGCGGCCAGCGCCTCGGTATCAGTTGCCGGGTACTGCTCATACAGTTCGTCCAGCGAGCCGGTGCTGCTTTGAATATCCGCCTTTTGTCGCTCGTACCAATCCAAGCTTCGGTCTGGATGAGCAAACCAGGGCAAAAAGACCGCTCGCCAGCCACTCTGTTTGAGTTTGCCTGCCTGATAGATTTTTTTGAAGCGTGTCTGGGGACGGCTTTTGTCAGGTCGCGACAAGAGGATCATACGCCCGCCGTTGTCGATGGTGGGTTTAATCGACCCCATCAGGCGATCCTGGTCCTGCACCAGGTCGAATTCATCCCCAATCACGAGGGTTGCCGTGTAGGAGTCTCCGGCATTCGACGGAAAGGCCATCGCTCGTGAGCCGTTGGATAACACCCATTCGTGTTCATTATCGACCAGCACCGCCCGTGTTTTCATCCAGTCGGGCAGCCGGGCATACATTCCCTTCAACCGGAAATCCAGCAGATCAACGGCTTCATCGTCGCGTTTGGAGAACAGTAGAATGGTGGCCGCCGGGAAAAACAACATGAGCCACAGGGCAAACGCCAGCGCCAGCCAGGTCATGCCGATCTGACGCGCTTTGAGCAGCGCCAGCAGCCGGAACAGCACCATGAGTTTTAGCACCCGCGCCTGCGCCGGCCACAGCTTAAACGGCACCCAGTCCCGCACCTGGGCATCGTAAATGGACACGTAGTGATAGATGAAATACAGCGCTGATTCGCTGCATGTCAGCCACTCATGTTTCTGCTGCACCTCATCCAGTGAGGTCGTCGCTGTCGGGGTCAAACTCGCTGCCAAGTAATTCCTGCTCCAAGTTTTGGGCGGCATCCCGCGCCGCTGCAAAATCGTCGGCTGTGACCTGAATGCTGCCGGTGTGTTCGATCTTCTGGGTGGACATGCCCGCGGCCTGCCGCTGCAAGTCGCTGGCGATTTTGGACGCGTTGATCGCCTCCTGAACTTTCGGCACTAGGACGGTGATTTCCCGAATAGGGTCTCCGTCTTTGCCTTGAATCACCCGCCGTTTACCGTCATAGAGCGGCGCTTTGTCTAAAATATCACTGGCGATTTGGCGCAGCCGCTGCCCTTGTGTCCAATCCGCCTCACGGACTTCCATCTGCCGTGCCAGCCATAACGCCTCGTAAGCGTCACGTTCCTTTTTCGCCAGGTACTCGTCATACGCCTTCGCCCGTGCATCCCAGGATACCGCTCCTGGTATGGGGTTTCCCTGGCTGTCCTGCCCGCGTGACCACGTGCGCCACACGCCAGGTGCCCGCTTCGATGTAACCGGTATGCCATCCTTTTGTAACCTGTAGCGCCGGTAGGCTTCGTCCACTGAACGCGGCGCGGCCTGTGCCAGGTAATAGGTGACAAAACGGTCCCAACTCGCGGATGTATCCCAGGGTTGGCGTTCCCATAAGGCCACATCACACTCCCAAAATCCGCTCGCGGAGGTGCCGGGCAATCGCCCGCATCAACAGCGGTGGCACGCTGTTCCCAATCCGCGCCACTGCATCCGCCCATTCGCCTTCGAAGACAAACGCATCCGGGAAGGATTGGAATCGTTGGTATTCCCCAACGGTGAAGCGGCGGCGTTCTGCCCAATGCATCAGCCCGTGCATCGACACGTGTGAATCATTTTTGACCAATGTGCGGGCGGGTTTGTGAGGCGCGAGTTTGGCCGCCGTGAATCCGCCACCCTTCGGAAAATAGTTGCTGCGTTTTTTGCCCGGCCCGATGATCTGCCACTCACGGTAGGCGGCATATTTGCGCCCCGCGTCGAGCAGCATCTGCCGCTCGGCCTCATTGATGATCACACCTTCCAGCGCCTGTTCCGCTGTAAAGGGACGGGTCTGGGCTGGCGGATGGCTGGGGGGGAGACCCAAATCATTCCGCACGCCGATGAAGATCAGGCGTTCGCGGGCCTGGGGCACACCAAAATAAGCGGCGTTCAACCGCGCGGCTTTGACCTGGTAGCCACATCCTTTGAGATCCGCCAGGATGTCAGCAAAAACCAGCTTCATTTTGCCCTTCACCAGGCCATAGACATTTTCCATGACAAACATTTTGGGTCGAAAGCCGCGCAGCAGTCGCACATATTCCCGGAACAATTGGTTGCGCGGATCATCGATCTGCCGTTTGCCCAAGGTGCTGAACCCCTGGCACGGCGGCGAGCCATCGAAGACATCCAGTTCACCCGGCTGCACCCCCACCATCTCCAGCGCATCGTCCACCGCTAACTGGGCAATATCGCCGTGAAAAACAGGCACGCCGGGGAAGTTGCGCCGGAAGGTTCGCACTGCGTTATCGTCCCACTCAATGGCGAGTATTTCCCGGTAGCCGGCCATGCTGTACCCAAGCGATGATCCCCCTGCGCCCGCGAAGGAACTGATCACCGTTGGCGCATCTGCCGCACGGGGAGCCAGGTGCTCAGCCCAGGCGTTTTCTAACAGCGCCAGGTAGTTATTTCGGCCAGCGATGCCCACAGTTGGGACACTCATTCCATGCCACCTCGTCTGCCGTGCTTTCGTCATATTCATCCCAGGTGGACGGCAGTTTCGCCAGGTCCAGGAGCGTCTGCATATTTTCTGCCGAAACCGAGACCGGCAGTTCATCGGCCTGCTGGAGTCGTTCCAGCAGGGTCAGGTAGTCCTCCGTTCGCCACAGCCGCGCGACTTCCTCCGCGCTAAACCCGACCACCGTCAGGTTGTTGTGGTCAATGCCAAAGCGCTGTGCGGCCAGTTGAGACGTCGCATCCGCTCCGAAGATGAGCGGCACATGCCAAACCCCGGCCCCATCCAGGCCAACCCCACGCGGCGCGCTTTCGCCTTGTTCTCGCAGATGCGCCAACGCTTCCAGGCGGCCATTGCCTGCCGGGATCGCATCAAGGGTGCTGTCATAAATCGAGGGGTCGCGGAAGCCGTGTGTACGAATACTGGCGGTCAGGCCGTCCAGGTCGTGTTTTTTCGGGTTACCCGCCCAGACCCAGGCAAGAGCCTGATCTAACGTCACATAGCGGATGGTTAGTAAATCGCCCGTCAAGGCGTCGGTCATGGTGTACGCTCCCAAAAAACAAAAACGGCCCAAGCAAACGCTCGCGCCGTTTGAATCCGTTGCAGCCCGCGCAAGGGGCTGCCTCTAACTTGTTTCCCTCCCAAGTGGCCTTGTTGGGAAGGGGGTACTGCGTGAGAGGAGGGGGGGCACGCAGTACCGCGATTGTCATATCACGACGAGAAGGACTTACCGAGAGTTGACTCCGCCTTTCTCGAAACTACATATCTGATGAGATACTTCTGATAGTAGCACAGAAGTTCTCAGAAATTTTTCCTAATTTTTCCTGTTTCGCATTTGGGGGCTACCACAAGACGATACTGGTGATATTTGCCTTTCTGTTCGGTTACAACCACCTTACTCGCCACCAGCTTGCGCAGTTGTTTGTGAGCCGCAGACGGTGTATACACCGACTCGCGTCCCCATAATGAAACCCCAACGGTATGCCCCATAAGAAAGGCGAGCGGGGAGAATTTGAGAAAGAGACGCGACTCGCCCAACAGGGCTTTTACATCGGGATGCTCCATGAGTTCTTTGAGCAGATGATCTCGATCTATCTCCCCCGTTGTTTGTTTGAAGTGATGCCCGCAGCGCGGGCAGGTCGCTTCAAATGTGGTTAGCTCGAAAAGTTCCAACTGCGTGCCGCCCATGTGACTCCTAACTCGGCTTCCAAGCGCTCTCGAATACTGGCTCGCACCGCTTCATCATCAGTATACACAATCCCCGATAGGTTGGGATCGCACCGCTGCTCCCCGCCCGCCAGCGAGCGCGGGGCTTTCTGTGTGCGCCAGGCAGCAATCGCGCGGTGCAACTCACGCACGGTGCGCTGTTCGGGGTCAATCCAGGTAATCCCCGCCAGATTGAAGTAAGCCCGCTCCTCGCGCACCGGTACAACCACGCCGGTATCCTTGCGCACCAGGCTTCCCTCCTGCTGGCGATACGGCGTGTAATATTTGATGTGCGTCACCAGGGCCGTGCTGAACGCGCTCGGCCCGGTCCGGATGGTATAGATCGCCCCCCACGAGTCGGGAGACGTGATCCAGAGATCGACCTTCATATCTCCATGTCGGTTGTTGGTCAGCAGCCAGAATTTTTTATAGCGATCTCCCCAGGCTCGACGCAGGTCTGATTGTTTGGGGATATTCCAAATCCAGCCCTGTTCCAGAAGCTCCTCCAGTTTTTCATCCAGCAGATTGACTGGCTGCGGTTCGCTTGGTATCGGCTTGCCTTGACCCGCAAATGCAAGCTGCTCAGTCGGTTGGCGATATTCGATTTTGGGAATGGCGATCAGCTCAATGTCGCCCACAAACGACAGCTTCCGCCGGATGCTGCCACCGATAGCGATTCGCTCACAGTAGGGTGCCAGGCGGTCACACACCTTGACCGCCACCTGCGCCGCAAACTCAATCGGAAAACGAGACCCTTCACTCATGCGCCACCCCGTTCGGCTTGGTCTAACCCATCGGCAATCGAATGAAGCATGTTTCCCACGTTCCACACCTGGAGTGCCAGTTCGTGCAGCACCGTCGGCGCGATTCCCTGCCAGGCGTCAGCGGTGGTAGGCAGCCCATGCAGCAGCACCGCCACGTGCGCGAGATTGGCCTGCACATAGACGGGATTGGTCTTCGGCTTTGCATACGGCTGTTCATGCTCTGGTATGTTCGGCCCATCCAACGGCGCGCTGTCTTCGTCGCCATAGTCCACATATGGCTCCTCGTAGCCGGGATCAGCGTCAAGGTCGGTTTTATAGTGGATCGACGGCTTAGCGGGTTTCTCACGCTTGGGCGTTGTTTGGGCACGACGCTGATTAGATTTGCGAATCCCAGAAGTGTCTCGGAATTTGCCGTCTGCGCCTCGTGTTTTTTCCTCAACTGGAAAGAATTTACCAGTTGAGGAAATTTCCCCACCTGGCTCGACTGGTAAGAATTTACCAGTCAGGCTTCTGCGCCATGCGGCAATCGTAGGATGAGATACCCCCAACTGCCGCGCAATTTCCCGATCTGACGATGTGGCCCATGCATGGCCGCGCCGCAGCCGCCGCTCAAAAATATATTGCTTATCTGCGTTCGACAGCGCCTTTCCATGCTGAAGGTTGTCCTCTTCGGCATAATCGTAGGCCGCCTCATATCCCCCCGGACGAATTTCCGCTTTGAGGGGTTTGATACTCTGTGGATCGTCGGCGCGTTCCAGGGCCTGGATCGTTGATTCATAACGATGATAGCCCGCCGAAAGAATCAGTTCGCCGCGTTCCTCATCCAGGTAGACGATAATCGGGTCACTGAACTCGCCCCCATTGAGCAGAATCTGAACATACTTCTCAACAGTTTCCGGGTCCAACCCTCCCACG